ACTTTGAGCTTACCAACGACATCTCTTAATCGTTGTGAAGCAACTGTTTCCATAGCACCATCAATGCCATATAAAGGCAAGGTTGGTGTTTGAGTGCCCTGATTGCCAGGGTTACTGTTACCAAACAGTCTATTTACTACATTCCATCCTGACATAATTTTCTCCTAAAAGTTTGAAACAAAAGGGGCAAATGCCCCTTCTGGACTATTAGTCAAAATTACCATATGGATAGTTGTTTACATCACCAATGTTTTGATCAGTTTGGTTGTATCTTAATGATACTTCAATTTGACCAGATGTTGGAGTAGTTAATGATGTATTAGTAATCTTCAATGTTACAACCACTTGTGAGAACCATGTTGGTTGTTGACCTGGTTGAATGTTTTGAACATCATACAATGTAGCTCCAGCTCTTGTTAATTGAGTACCAACAAATGTTGCTGTACCACGAGTAGCTGAAGTAATTGCACTCATTGTTCCATATACACCAGTTGCTGTTGCGAATGTATTTGAAACATATGGTTGAATTGAGTTAGCTGTAACACCGCCACCTACTGGTAAAGTACCAACATCAACGATTACATCAGTAATATTTGAATTTGATGGAATTAAGAATGAAACACCACGGTAAATAGTACCAGATGCATCAGCAGTAATTGTACCAGAAGCAATAACTGAAGGACCGTTAGTGCTATATACATTGTTTTGTGGAGTCCAAATAGTTGCTACTTGGTTTGGAATGTTACCTGAAGTTACGAATGTACCAGAAGCACCGCCATAATTAGCAATACCTGGAGTTGTAACTGCGAAGTCTAAGAGAGCAGATTGAATTAAATCAGTGTATCCAACATCACGTTGTGGACCAAAACGTTGGTCACCCGCAAGTATTGGACCGTCAAAAGTAGAACGAGCCATTATAAGTTTTCCTTATGCAAAAGTACTCTTATCAATCGTTGCATCGTCTGCTGGGGCAGTCCGATAAGAGCAATCACCCAGATGTAATATTCTTACACAAAACGCTTGAAATTGCAATACATTTCTCATATAATTGCTGTCTATGAGAGGATACCCAGAACAAATTCTTGTAATGTATAACAATGCTTTGGCATTGAAAAATCAAGGTCAAGCTCAGCTAGCCTATGATCAATGTGAAGCTATTCTTAAGCAATATCCCACTTATTTTCCAGCACTACAATTAAATGCCATTATCTTTGCAGACCAGAAAGATTATTATAAGTCTTTAGATTATTTTAATCGTGCTGTGGCATCAGAACGAAAAAATTATGGTGCTTATAGCAATAGAGGCAATATTCATCAAATAATGAAAAATTATGATCTTGCTTTAAAGGATTTTGACAGATCTATTAGCATAAAAAGAGACTTTGCAGATGCTTATTATAACAAAGCAAACTGTTTAAAAGATATGAATCAATATGAAAAAGCCATTGAAATATACAAGAAAGCACTAGTATTTAACCCAAAAATGGCTGATTCCTATTTAAATTCAGGTCTTTGTTACCAAAATTTACAGCAATTTGATAAAGCACTTGAATATTACAGTAAAGCGATTGAACTTAATCCTAAAGATTGGCTTGGTTACAACAACAAAGGTTATATTCTTCACTGTTTATTGAGATTAGAGGAGTCAGAAGAAGCTTATGCACAAGCTATGGCTAGAAAAGAGGTTCATTTTGACTCAAGATTTAACTTAGGTCTTGTTCAGCTTCTAAAAGGTGACTATGACAATGGTTGGGCTGGTCATGAAATTAGATGGCAAAACAATTTTAGCCCAATTAAGTTGCCACGTTTATGGAAGGGTGAGGATTTAACAGGCAAAACGCTCTGTATTCATCATGAACAAGGTTTGGGTGATACAATTCAGTTTTGTCGCTACATAAAAGTCCTAAAATCTATGGGACTTAAGAAAATTATCGTAGCAATTAAGCCAGAAATTGTACATTTGCTCAATTCTATCAAAGAAATCGATATTATTGTTGATGGTTATAACAAAATACCAGACTATGATTACCAAATTCCGTTTATGTCCATTCCACATGTGTTAAAAGCACAGGTTGACACAATTCCACAAGAATTTCCATACCTTTGGGCTGATAAAGACAAGGTATCCTATTGGAAAAGTAAATTAAAAGATGATAAAAAGTTTAAAGTCGGTCTGGTTTGGTCAGGTGGCTTTAGATTAGATCAGCCAGAGCTATGGGCAGTCAATAATAGACGTAATATTCCATTAGATAGGTTAGCTGGCTTACAACATCCTAACATTTCATTCTATAGCCTCCAGAAAGGTGAATTTTCTGAGAAAGAATTGAAAGATTCTAAACTATGGAGCATGGTAGATTACACTTCTGAACTCAAAGACTTTTCAGATACTGCGGCTTTAATAGAAAATCTTGATCTTGTGATCTCTGTAGATACTTCTACTGCACATGTAGCTGGTGCAATTAACAAACCTCTATGGCTACTTAATCGTTACGACACATGCTGGAGATGGTTAATGAATAAAGATACAACAAACTGGTATCATAGCTTTAAGATCTATAGACAAAACAAATTTAATGACTGGACTAATGTGATTAATGACATACAGAGGGATCTACATGGACGATTTAAAGTATAAACTTATAGCAACACAGGGTGGCATTGGTGACTTTTTACAATGTCTTCCGTATATATTAGCTAACCCAACTCATAGGTATATTAGCTTAATTCATTTTAAGGGTTATAAAGAACTTTTTAGATTCTTAAAGTTTAAACCTAAATATATAGTTTATTACATAACAGAGGAAGAAAAAGCAGAAGAGATTCGTAAGCTTAATATTCAGGAAAATGGATATGAATGTCCAAGAACATTGTACTTTGATAAGAATCCCTTTGGTAAAGCTAAGAAGGTTTTTAACAATGATCGTAAAACAATTGGGGTTCAAGTCCATGCAAGTAAAAATGCTCAGTATTGGTTAAAGCTTTTAAACAAACGACCTAAAAATATACCAGCTAAAGTTGTTACAGACTTAGCCAAAGATTATAATATTCTTTTCTTTGGTCTTCCTGATGACATAGCTGAAACAGGCATACAGCAATCAGAACATATTAAGTTTGTATCTTTTTATGATATAGCTAAAAGCCTATCTTATGTGGAGCAATGTGACGCTTTTGTGGGATGTGATAGTGCCATTAAAACGATGAGTGTAATGTTAAAAATTCCTACATTTGTTTGGATTGGTGATCATGAAGATGGATTTAGAGATAATTGGTTTGTAGGTCCATATGAAAAAGATGGAACCATGGGAACTTATCGTTTTGATAAATTAGATGAAGAATATGATATTGCTTTAACTAAAACGAAAGAATACTTAAATGCACATACCAAAGTTTGAATTTGATTATGTATGGAATCGCCAAGGTGGATTAGGTGATTGTATATCAATTTTTACTTCCAACAAGCCCGTATGGTCACCAAGCCCTCATTATCCTATTTTACGAAAATATAGTAGCCTTCCTTCGCTTGATAATCCAATTGGAAATGGATTGAATGTTTCTGATTTACATGAGGTAGAATTTATTCATCCTTATGCTCAACATTTATTTAACAGAGTAAAACTTGTAAGTGGAATGGAACCAGAGGATAAGCCTAAATCTAAATTAGACTTGCTTCCTTATCACCCCATTAAAAATAACATTGCATTTAGTTTTGATACAAGCGTGGCTGCATTGGAACAGCATCATATGCATCCAAGAGCTAGACAACTTTATCCAGAACACAAAGATACCATACAAGCTTTTATTAACAAGCATAGAGATAAGTATAACTTTATTCAGATTGGTCTTAATTCTTTTGGATTTGATAATGTAACTGATAAAACAAATGTTCCATTGGAAGAAACTATTTCAGTGCTGTCTACTTGTCAGTCTTATTTTGGTATGCATTCGGGCATTAAACATTTGGTTGCTGCGTTTGGCATTAAATCTACTATTGTAATTAACTTTCCGACAATAGATTATATCAAGAGCGAACAACCATTTGAAGCTAGGAATGCTTTACAGTGGGAGAAACAATGGCTCTATCCTCAAAATGAAATATTACATGAGGATGAAGTGGAAAGTGAATACGAAATTACAATTGAAAACTTAGAAGCTAAAGTTTTTTAACAATAAACTCTATAGCACATTCTGCTGGACCATGAGTTTGGTCTCTATCTATATCTGTATAGACATAATGTTCATCAAGAAGTTCAATCTTAATAATTTGTATTTGGTCAATTAGATCTGTAAGCATTGATATTACATTATAACTTCTAGGGCTCCAGCTTGTTTTTTTATAGATTGTCCATGAAGTCTTATGATCACCATTAAATCTAAATGGATAGTGTCCTTGCTCATATAAGTCTTCTTCTGGAACTGTAATGACAATATGACCTCCAGATTTACATATGCGAATCCAATTTTTGAATGCCTCAATAGGATCGTTGATATGTTCAAGACAGTGGCTACTTACTACAAAGTCATATGTATTATCTGGTACACCTTCCATAAACTGTGCATCACCATCTGGTAAATCCCATGGACGAACAGATTGTATATTAGTAAATACATCTTTATGTTGGTCTAGACAATCACGATCACAACCAATATCAATACCATTACCTACAAAGTATTTATCTTTAAATCGGTTATCTTTTAATCTTCTATTTTTAGATTTTGTGGTTTCTTCAGTCATTTCTGCAGTCTATCATAATATATCCATGTTCGCTATAATCTATAGTTATATTTTTGTATAACTTATCTAAAAAGCTCAATCCGCCTTTAACTTTAATGCCTGGGCAATCTCCATCTTCAAAATCCCCATCTACATAAATCCTTAAGTCATCACAAATGATAAAATCTTTACCATGTGGTCTATACTTTTTAATAAGCTCAAGCTCTTGTTGTAATGGCACTGCATTAGGTGCTTCCACATCATATTGTGCACCATTAAAATCAGCATCTGGAAAATGTGCATCTAGAAAGAATAATACTCGATCACTCTCTTTTAGATCATGCTTTAGCCAATGCTCTAAAGCTTCAGTAGATAATCCATGATATAAGTTAGCTTGTGGAAACTTAGCTTTGGCTTCTTTATATCTATTCTCATCTAAATCTACAGAGTAACACTTTTCAAAGTTTGGTATTGCTTTACTTAGTGTATTACACACGCCTGTGCCTGTTTCTACATAAACATTGCATCCGTAACTTGCTAGATCAAATTTCTTTAATATTCCCATATATGTATTATACCATAAAAAAGCCCACGTCTAAGGTGGGCTTCTTATTGCTTGCTAACTAATTAAAAAATTAGTATGAAGCGTAAACACCTAACGGATCAGATACACCGAAAGAATAACGCTCACGAGCCTTATATCTTACATTACCTGTATCAAAGTCACCGTCCATAGAGTTTTGTAGAGGTGTTCTAACGAACATTTTAAGACCGTTAGGCACGTCTGTTGTTAAGAACCAAGCATTAGTAGCTGTCAAGAAGTGGTTAATTGTATAACCTTCTGGGATAGCACCATTGTTCTTAATAGCATTGATATCGTTGTTATTTGTACCTACTCTTAATTCTGTTTCGAGTAAGCGTGTAGCAACGAATTGTAATGCTGGTGGAACAATAAGTTTTCTTGGTTTAGCAGCGATTAAAAGACCACGCTCATCTGTCCAAGCTGCGATTTGAATAACTGCATTTTCCAATGAAGTTTCATTTAAGTCAGCTGGAGTTGATGGAGTGTTAGCATTTAAACCACCAGAAACTAGTGGATGTGCTGTTGAGAATAATGATACGCCATCACCATATGTAAATGATGAGTTGAAACCATTATTTAAAACAGCTGCTGCTTTAACTTGTTTTGTGTACGCCATAGCACGAGCTAATGCTTTAGTATAACGAGCTGATAATGAATCATACAAGTTATCTTCAATAGCTTCTTCAGTTAAGCTGAAGCCAAGAGCGATAGTTTCGTGATTGTAGCGAGCTGTCCAAGCTTCTTGAGCATTGTCATAAGCGATGGCTTGACCTTCGTTTTTGACTGGTGCTGCTGAGAAACCTGAAAGTTTTGTTTCTTCTTCGAATGAACGTTCTGATGTTTCGATTTCATAAATTTCTTTATGTTCTTCACCATAGCGAGCATATTCAAGACCGAACAAAGCGTTCAATCCTGGGAGTAGTTCTTTTAGTAACTGTGCACGTGAAATAGCCATTTATATGCTCCTTAATTAAACGCCAGTAGCATTAAAGTAGCTATGGTAACCGAAGTTCCATGTTACTAATGCTTCAGGGTAGCCAGTGAAAGAAAACTGTTGACTTGAAGCTTGGTTAGTTGTAACCGATTGATTCAAGTTTACAGTTGTACCATTAACTGCAGTAACATATGTGTTAGAACCAGCATTGATACCAGTACCTGAAATTACCATGCCAGGTAAGATAGCAGTGTTAGCTGCACTTAATGTTACTACTGCACCAGATGTTGTAGCATTTTGTGTTACTGTTACTGCTGAAGCAGGAACAACACCAACGATACGGAATGGAGCAGAAGTTGTTAAAGGTGTAATAGATGCTGTGCTAGTAGCTGCTGCAGAAACTGCAATCGCTGCTAGTGAATCACCAGTACCTGTAGAGCCAGTATTACCAGCTGCAGCACCGATGTAATAAGCATTAGAACCAACAAAAGCTGGGTTAATGTATTGAATTGTTGTAGAACCACCAGTACCAGCTGGGTTAGAAACCACTGCTGTTTGGAATACTGCTTGTGGATCGTCAACTACATAGCCAATAGCGTCAGTTGCTGCTGTGCTTGCAAGCCAATATTGGTAACGATTCTTACCATAGATTGGACCGCCAGTTGAAGAATACTCTGCACCAACAAAAACACCAATAGTACCAGCAACTGCTGATGAAGCATTGTATGTTAATGTAGAAGCGATTACGTTACCAACTTGAGCAGCTGATGAACCGATTTGAACTACGTCACCATTGTATAAGCTTGTTGAATAACCGTTGATGATGTTGAACATACGAGTTGAACCCGCAAATACACGACCACCAATAAGGTTAACAGGCTTAAGTCCATAAGGACTAGATACGGTAGGGTATGCCATTTATATCTCCTAATTGATTAATTTTTATTACCAAAAGATACCGTAGACTTACGTTCTGAGAACAAAGGCATACGAGCATCATTTTGACGCATAAAACTATTATCTACTGCTTCAGCTTGCTGTTGAGTCATATTGTTTTCATAGTCCATACGAGACTTAACAAACTCCTCAGGAGCCTTACAGAGTAATAATCCACCAATCTCGATGTTTTCTTTAAAACGACTTTCGGGATCAGTTAGCAAGGAAAACTTTGGTTGCTCTTCTGCTCTGACTGGTTCCCATCCTTCTCTTAAACGTGAAGAAAGGTTTTTTGGGTCAGCAACATTAAGCATTGAAACTCTTATCCATCTATACGCATAACCAGCTTGCTTATCTGGTTCTGGTAACAACTCAGGAGGTGTCCAAGCTTTTGGACGTTCTTCTTGTTGACGAGTGGATACTTCACGGGGAATTCTATTTTCAGCCATTTTGGGACTCCAATTTAGTTAATTCCATAGCATATTGCTCTGGAGAAAGTTTAAACTTCTTAGCCAAAGCTAATTGCGTTTGCGTCAGTCTAATCTTTTTTGAGGATGTAGAACGTGTTGCAGGTGCTACTACCGAAGTAGGTTTTTTGGCAGAGTCTTTGGTCTCTGTTGTTTCGCTCTGAAATTTTTCAGGGAAACGTTTGTGCATTTCGGAATCAATAACGCTCCAGTAATGATCGGAGCCTGTCGGGACTCCATCTTTCTCTAGGCGTTTATGAATACCCATTGCTAGGAAACTCATGTCCTCATCGACACCGTACCAGCTATTTTTATCTAGCCATGCTTGGGTTTTGGAGTCCAAACGAGGTGTAGGTTGAGATTGAGGAATATTAACACGATTTTGCTCTTCTTGTAAAGCACTTTCGTCATATTGTGGCTTATAACGCTCGATTTCTTGCGATTTCATCTTCGCAGACATCAATTTTTCTTGTGCTTCTATAAGTTTGTCACTATCGCCAGCCTCAAGAGCTTCTTTAATTTCTCGTTTTGCTGCATCTAATTCACGAGTTGAGTTCTCTTTTGCTGTGTTAACATATACTTTTTCACCATCTGAAAGACGGCTTTTAAGTTTTTTGGTTTCATCTAACAATGATGTGGCTACACGAACAGCTTCTTCTTGTTCACGAAGTGCTTGCTCTTTAGCCCTACGCTCATCATTGATGAGTTTTTTCATTTGTAGAAGACGTTGTTTAGCTTCCTTAGAATATTCTTCTAAGTCATCATTTTCAACTTCATCTGCAATTTCTTTAGGTAAAGGAGTTGCGTTTTTTTGGTCTTCTTCAGGGCGGTCATCAACTACCTCAATTTCAACCTTATCTACTGGCTCCTGTTCAACTTCAATCTTTTCTTCTTCTTCATCTGGGAATTTATATTCAGCCATATATCCTCCTAAACACGACTAATTCCACGAGGATCTTGAACAACAGCCTCAACGGAATCATCATTAATTAATCTGAATTCACGACCATGAATCTTTAATCGTGTGCCTGTGTTGGGACGGGCTAAAATAAAATCACCTTTTTTACACCAAGGACCATTCGGGAAACGTTTTTCATCCTTGTAGCAATCAGGACCCATATCCACTACAAAGAATACTGTAGATAGAACTTCTTCAGTTCTCATGGTTTGGTCTGACTTTAAAATACCGCTATCAAACTTATCTTCAGCTTCTGGTAATGCACATAAAATGCGATAGCCTTGTGGGGCTGGAAGCTGTCTTGCTTTTTCCTCATCCGTTTGGGGAAGAGTTGTTGCTTGGTTTACATCATCGGGATTTGAGCCGATTAGTATTTCACTCATCTGAGTTCTCCATATTTTGTTTTAGGTCAGTAACAAACATTCGTGTGGTAAAGAGACCTTTTATTTCACCACATATACGTTGGTAGTCAGCGAAGTCTTTGGCTTCGCCAGCTCCCAATGCTTCTTCTAATCTTCGAACCTTATCATCTATCTGTTTGAGAAGTAGATCTAATGCGTTCATTCATTTTCCTTTGTAGGTTGGTTGGTTTGATCTTTTTGATGCTCATGTTCTTTCTTTTGTTTTACTAGTTCAGAAAGCACTCTTACATCACCTGCATTTTTAGTATCACGCATTTGAGCTTTAGCTCTACCTATTTCAGAACCAATACGCAATCCTTCCATCTTTTGTTTTGCAGCAAGATTAGCTTTATCAGATTGCACTTTGGCACCTACTTGCATACCAGCGATTTCTTTTTGAGCAGCAATACGTTGCTTCTCAACTTCGATCTGATCTGCTTTAGCTGCAGCTTCGATTGCCATCTTCTTCATCTTAATTTCAATTTCTTGAGCTTTAAGTTGTAGCTCTTTCATTTGCATTTGGATGACAGGATCATTAGCAGCTTGTTGTGCTTGTTGAGCAGCAACTGCAGTTTTATTCTGATTAAGAATATTTTGTGCAGTAGGAACAGCCATACGAGTGATAGCCATTTCTTGCTCTGGTGTGAAGCCTGCATCTGGATCATCATTAAAGTTAGGTATAGACATACCCATGCCTTCTTCCATTTGACGCTTGTACTCTAATCCTACGTGCTCTGTGATATGTGCTTGCATCGCTTGCATAATCATAGGAGCTTGTGGATTTTGACCAATGATCTGTTTAATCTTGGGGTCATTCATGGCAGCCATATGAATTTGAATATGGGCTTGATGATCTTGATATGGGAAGGCTTTTAATGGCTGATGCTTTAAAGCATTCACATTCTCAGTGACGGGATCTAAAGGCTTCATATCATCTGGCATAGGCACTAACTTTTCTGCGTTCTTAATACCAATCACTTCTAACATTTGACGATGCAAATAGGGAAGGTTATAAAGTTGAGGAGCAGTTTGTGAAAGTTGTAATACAGCTTGATACTGAACAACCTTTTGAGACATGGTAGCTGCGTTAGGATCAGATACTGGGATAATTGTTGTTGTATCGTAATCTGATTTTTTAGCACTCTTACCACCTGTTACAGGATCATAGTCATAATCTTCTGGAGCATAGTCAGCAATAATTTCTTTTAAAAGCCTAAACTCTTGCTTCATTGAGTAATGGATACGAGCTTGGATAGCACTCATAACCTTTAAAGTACGCTCTAAGATCGCTAGTGTGGTTCCTACAGGGCTATTTGCAGACATATCTGCAACTTTAATATCCCCAGCGGATGCAAATCTACGACCTTCTTCAACGATCTGATTAAGTAACTGGATAAGTGTTTGTGATGGTTCTTTGTAAGGCAACGGCATAATGTTGTCTTTCATAGCACCAGAAGGCACATCTACGTCACGGAATTCGCCTGGAGCGATTGGTGTATCATCACCTTTAACTCTAAGACCTCTGGTCTTAAATCCACCAGGGAGATTTGCCAGTGATCCAGCGTCTACTAATTGACGAAGTATGGATGTACCAGATTTTGCAAATGCACCGATAAGATGGATTAAGCCAAAACAATAAAAGCCGAAGCCAGGGATGTAACCGTAGTGAACGAAGTGTTGACGTTTTTGATGAGTCTTATCATCAGGCTCCCAATTACGTCTAATCGCTAAAATGTTGCCAGAACTCTTTTCTAATGTAACAACATAAGGTAAAGCTAGACCTGTCACATTGCCTTCTTCATCTGTATGTTCATAACCAGGTAAGTCAAGGTTAACATGCATCTCTAAGATCTTATAACGATCATCAGTGGTAGCACGGAAGCCTAACTTCTCTGCAATTTTCTTTTCTATCTCATCGAGCGTATTGTCTGGATCACCAAGATCAATGTCACGATAAAAGCCAGCAACTTGTAAATGGCGAAGTTCATTTTCTGTTTTCCTCATTATGTGAGTAACACGTTCAGCGGACTCAAGACTTGATGCACCATAAGGTACAACTAAATCCTCAGCAGGAATATACATAGAGAC